GTCCTTTATTTGTAAACAATGCAGGAGCATTCTCAACGATGACTACCTTTGCACCAAGTTTATCAATACCATCTTGAAAGACCATATACATAAATTCGTTCTTAGCACAACCTGCACCTTTACTCTCTCCGGTTGTTCCTGTATTCAATTGAGATAATGCAGCACAAGGTGGAGTACCAGAAACAACATCAACCTGTTTGATTTGACCAGGCTCTGCTTCATCAAGTTTAATATAAGGAATATCACGTCCTTTTGTATTTTGTTGATAGTTTACATAATGACTATCGTTATCCTCAAATCCACCATAAGAGTAGATTGCTTCAGGTGGTTTACCAAACGCCTTTTCTGCGCCTAGCATTTGTCCACCGATAAGTGGAATAAGTGGAGCCCATGTTATTTCTTTCTTGTTCATCCGAAAAAGTCCTCAAGTGTTGCAGCTACTTTCTTATCAAATTCCATTACATTGGGGGCAACATAATCATTATCAATCGCTGTCATAATTTTATTGTTTAAGAATGTTCCATCGTAATATTCAGGTTTGCATAATAGTTTACGCAGTCCTGTAATTACCGATTCATATTCCTGTTCGTTATTTAATAACCTATCCATCCTTTCTTTAAATTCAGCAGGAGTCTTTGGTCTTAAAAATTCTGGTATTGGCAAATGCCCTTGTTCATCATAAGATGGATGCAAGAACGGTATCACACCAGCATGTACCATTTCAATATACTTTGAAGTTACCCAACCTTTTGCGATTGGAATAATAAAAGTAAATTTAACATTGTTCATTTTAGCCATTACATCATCAAGATGAATAGATCCTTTGAACCTTGCGTCTGTTTCGGTATTAGGATGTTCCCATTTACCGTAGATCTCAACATCGTCATGTTCATCTAATACCCAGTCCTTTAATAAATTATATCTTGAAGGCTTTGCTTCATTGAGAATAACCATGAAAGGAACATTACGATTTAAATTGAACTGTTCAGTGTGTTGATAGTTAATACAGAAACAAGTTTCCATTCCTGCATATGTTGAAGGCATTGATCTGTCGTAACGATCTTGTTCTTCGTAAGATTTAATACTACTTACTTTATATTCGTAATCGTATTGACCTAAAGATATATTTGGTAGATTGAATATGTCTCTTGATTGATTCATGACATACCGAGGATCGTTTACAATCTCAACATAATCAGGATTCTCTTCGTTAATCCAAATCGCAATTGGTGATGTATAATTCTTTGTCATATCAATCACAGAAGCTTTAAGCGTACGATCTTTAACTTGTTCAATTTTACCTGGAATGGTAACAGTACCAACTTGACCAACCATTAAAACAGTATAGTCTAATTTCATTGACCTACTCTTAAAGTAATCAATTACGTGATTAAAGAATCTATCTTCGTCTTTGTTTTTAATACCTTTCCAAATATCAATTACATTATCAAAGGGAAACAACTCCAATGATTCAGACTCATTTAGAGTACTGAAATCAGATCGTCCGATAATGTAAAATGTTTTGTCTGGGTTATTATTTGCGAGTGCAATAAGTACTGTAGACGGCTCGTTGTCTCCACCAATAGGAGAGAAGCGATTCCGCTTAAACTTGACCGATTTACCGATCTTTCCAAATCCAATGTTTTTCATAATATAAAGTTTGCCGTTCTGTTAAATTTATTTATCCGAATTGACCACACGTTGTCTGAGCTCTGACGAACTGAAAGAATGCCTTCTACGATTATAATGAACAGGACATAAACCTTTTCCAGTATGCTCAACATCTTTGTATTCTTCACCAACAATTCTAATATCAGGATTGATAGTTAAAATCATATCAACCAATTCTTGTTCAGTTGAGAAAGGTATTACCTCGTCTACATATTTACAAGAAGATAACTGTATGTATCTTTCAAATGGAGTCTGAACTGGTGCGTTCTTTGCATCAGGACGATCCACGGTTGGGTCAATCAATAATCCAACAATTAAATAATCACACAACGTCTTTGCTTCTTGTAGCATTACAATATGACCTGCATGAAACAGATCAAACGTTGAACATGTAAATCCGACCTTACAATCTGCCGGTAATTTTTTCCTATCTAGAAACATTTTCTTCCCTCAAAATTTCTTTAACTCGTTTAGCATACACCGTATAGAGTGGTGTTTTATCAGTTGGTAGATAATGTATATATGCAGGGAAGGTTTTAAAATTTAACACTGCGTCGAGTTTTAGAACCGTAGTCCAAATACGTACGTCACTACCAAACCTACTTACCTCAAATCCATTCTCTGATAACCATCTATAATAAATTGCATATATGTTTTGTTCTATACACCAAAACTTTCCACCCATAGATCGGTTATTACCTGGAGTTCCATACTTTGGTATAACAGAACCACCATAACCTTTTTTGTTTTTATACTTGTGTACACCTTCCATAATAAGAACATACATATCTTTACAAGCTGCTCTTTTAAAGAACTCAAGATAATGATCGTTTCTTGTATGTACAACCTGACCAGAATTCATACTAAAATAAGGTTTGGTTCTCATTGTAGTAATATCAACCTTATCCTTATAAATTGGATCAAGTACTACTTCTACAAACTTACCCATAATACCTAATGCAGATTCGTTATAGAATACATAAGGTTCAAAGAAATAGTGGTCAACAGGCTTGAGTAATAACGTATCGTCATCAATCATCATTGCTCTGTTGATGTTTAATATTTCATGTACATAAGGAAAGACCAACCATTTGATTGCCACTCCATATACATCAAGTATTCGTAACAACCACTCTTCATCAAAGAAATGTTTTACTTTAGCAATCACATCAGTTGCATAGTGAATTGTTATCTTATCTGATATACTTTCTACGTTATATGTACAATTCCGATCATCTAAGATAACATGCAAATTCATATATGTATCTTCGTCGTATACATTATACATCTCAAGAAGGTTTTCAATCCTTGAGATTTTATTGCTTACTATAAATATATTATTAGCCTGCATATTCAACCATATCCATTACGTCGTCAACTAACTGAATGATAAAATCTTTGTCTCCATGGTACTTATATACACGAATAATTTCAGCAGCAACAAGCGTAAGTAAGTCATACTTGTCTATATACTTATTATAAGCCAACAGTGTATCAATAGCAAGATCTTGTTCTGAAGAACTGTAACGGTTAATCATTAAACTTGCGATAAACTTTGCTATGTCAAGTTCACGACAACCAAATACGTTAGGGATAGGATCAATTAAGAACAATTTGTCTTCATTAAACAGCATGTTCTTAACACCAAAATCTCCATGACAATATCCGTATTCTAATTCAATTGTTGCTAATTTCTCAATCACATCATTAAATGGTTCAAGGTCTGCCAATTGAACATGACTTACTATTCTTGCGATGTAATCATCAAAGGTTAGAAACTTAGTTTGTTTAATAGAATCAAAAGCATCAAGAGATTCTTGAATCATTGCCAATGCTTTATAAGGACTGTCTGTAAAATAGTTTGGATCGTTTTCAATATAATCCATTGTAAGTGTATTACCTACAACTCTATGAATCGTTGGAGTGTTTACAATATCACCAGTATCTTTGAACCACTTTGCTGCCTCATGGGCATTTCTTGCTGTCTTATGTACTACCTTACCATCAGTATAGATATCAGAACCTGAGAGACCACCTTCGAGTTCTCTTATATCTGTTTCTATAAAATCTTCAGGAGTAATACCTTTGTCGTCAACATAGTATGCTGCAAGTGGTTTATCAAAAGATAGAGCATGATATTTTACATGATGTTTGTTTAACCATTCTTCGATCTGAGGACCGTACTTTTCTGATGCTTCAACTCTACTCCTACAGGAAATAGAACCACGAGCTGTAAAGATATCAATAATCCAACCAGCTTCGTATAGTTTATTACACTTTTCTATCAGACCAAGATTAGGCGTTGCGTTTGCCCAATCTCGATCTGATGTGTATGCGAGTGTATCGTCAAAGTCAAGTACTATGCGTTTATGTAGAGACATATTAATTACTTCTATTTAGCATAGATCTTGTTAAACCACCGAAGAGGTAGCAGAAGTAAATAAAGAATGGAGTTGCTAATGCAAGTCTGATTTGGTCAGATGTCATATTAACAAGTTCTAATAAAGAAATAGCTGCGTATACAGAAAATGCAATTCCTAGTATTACTGCCAATCCCATTCCAAGGTCTTTCAATTTTTCTTTCATAATATATCCTTTTAAAATAATAATTCTATTATAACAAATTATCAAGTGGTTGTCAATAGTAAATGTTACTAATTTCAACATTAGCTTCTGAAAACATGTTTCTTGATTTTTCAAATGACTCTGACCATTTCTCTGGTACATCACTTGTTGCCATTACAATTCTATTTATGCCAACCTGGATAATTCCCTTTGCACAATCAGAGCAAACTGGTAATCCCCAAACATATAGAGTTGCATCTTTTAACGAAATACCATTAAAGGTAGCATTATATATGCAATTCATTTCGGCATGTACGACCAAACTATATTTAAGCTCTCGATTTTCATAACGTTCTGGTGTATCGTCAATTCCTTTTGGGAATCCATTATAACCAGTTGCTAGGATACGACGGTCAGAGTTAACTGCCACCGCACCTATTTGTTTTGAAGGATCTTTACTCCATGTAGAGATCTCTCGAGCAACGTTCATAAAACGTTTATCCCATTTAGGATCCTGCATTCACTAATGCCTCAACTTGGTCGAAGTGTCTTTCGTAAACATGAAAGTTAGTAGCAGTCCAAATAAGATCACCGACTTCAACTTCAAGATCATAAGCAAGTTGTCCTTGAACAAACTTTGCCCAAGCATAATCATTGTTATAACCAAAGACTGCATCGTTAGATCTCATTACATAATGGGAAATAAGTTTGCCATCACGAATCATAAACGTATTACTAAAGGTACACATAAAGTCATTCATACCGTCGCGGTTGAAATCAGTATGCATACTTGGTCGATTATAAATCATTGAAGCACGTCGGCTGTTTGGATTATTTCTCAACTCTCGAAGTACATGTTTATACTGATGACCATTCTCTTCAGAGTAAATACACCAACCATAATTAGAATTGATCTTACCTTCGTCAGAAGATATGTCTTTCCAAATCTGTGGTGTATCACCAGGAATATCATCAACATATAATGATTCAGACATGTACCAATCTAGTTCACGTTCAATATACTTATATGCAGGTTTACGAATTACGTAGTCTTCATCGGCAAGAAACGATTCACCAAAGACTTCGATAGTTTTTGCACCAGTACGATCAACAGTAAAATCTTCACAGAGATACTTGTTCATAATGATGTTACGAATGTCTTGGACTTGTTTCATTAGATAGATTCCATTAACGCTTCAATATCAGATACTTCTGCAATTAGATCAGAAACATTTTGATTATGGAAAGCTCTTGCGGTTTTCCTTAGGATTGATTTTGGGATCTGAACTTCGTCAGCCAAAGCATTGATTGCTTCTTTCTGAAAATCACGTTCGCCTTCCATTCTTGTAAAAGAATTACTCATTTCTTCCATGCAACCACGGATTCGTTTTTTGTCTTCGTCACTTGACGGTAATATCACATTGCTCATTATTTAGTACTCCTGTTAAATACATCTTTAGTTGAATCCTGACCTGTAATACCTTGACGACAGTAAGAGACAAAGAAACTTGAATAGTTAATTAAATCTTTTGCTGAATCTTCAAGGGACTCAAAGTTAGGATCGTAATCATCTGACTGCATTGCTTCCATTACTGATTTCATACGTAGCATTTTTGCATGCATAATATCATGAATGGTTGTAATTCCGTTAGGATAGTAGTCAGCTTGTTGAACAGTCGAGTTTGGATTTTGATAATCTCTCGACTTTTTCAATTGAAGGTCAACGCACTCTTGTAGTACATCGACCGAAACTGGGTTGGTTGGTTTTGTCATATAGACTCCATAATAAAAAATATATTATATCAAAGATTCTTGATAATGTCAATGGAAACTTCGTATACTCATCGGTTTTTTTCCATAGCAACGTCTTTTAAATTGTTATGTTCTATTATACCATACTTTTCTACAGATGTAAATAGTTTTTTCTTACTATTGTAACGAATCCATAAAGAACGATTAACTTTTGGTTTGCCTTCCTTTGTTGTCATCATAGTTTTTACAACAGCTTTTGGTATAAAGAAGTAATGTAATTTTTCTGTGTCAGGGTTAACAACAACCGCTCGGATAGCACCTTTCTTTAAGACACCGTCATGAGATCTTACGCTTGAGAGTTCGGCTGAACTGCTCTTGGCCGATATGTGTAATGTACCCGTTTTGGATTCAGATTCATCTGTGAAGTCTTCGTGGATACCGTCGTTGAATTCGTATAGACCATTTGAGCAGAGAGCGAACGATTGTTCTATTAAATGTTCTAGGTTAAAATCCGCAGGCCGTTGTAGAACAGCCTCACGGAAAGGACTTTCTTTATAGACTGGGTGATTTTCAACAACGCAGTCTGCCATCAGTTTCAATTTAAGGTTTGTGTTGACCTTTTCATAATATGCCATAATGTAAGTCCATTAATTTAATTTATAGAACAATTATAATCTATATCATAAAGAATGTCAATGGTTTATTTCAGATATTTAGAGAACTTTTCTCCAAACGTTCTGAATTCTGTTCCTTTTCATCATATGATGGAACTTTTTGTATTGTTTTGCTATGTATGTCATGTTTCTTTCCTGTTGCCTACATGTTACAGTAATGTAACATATAAATTTATATATACAAGAACTACTAACAAAATCAATAATTTATACAACTTTTGGCGGAACTGGTAATAGAAACGTTCTTACTGTTGCCAATTTATCTTCGGCTTCGGCAAGTTTTGCGACTTCAGCATCAAGAGTTTCAACTGTACCAGGATGTTCTGCTACTCCAACTCCATTCTCTAAAAATACCGCAATGTTTGCTGTATGTTCTGCAATGGCTGCTTCATACCTTGAAACTAACGCATTAACTAATATTTCTCTAATTGCCATTTTACTCTCCTTTAAGTTTTGGTAGGATACCATGATTGCCTTCATGAGATGGAGCCGTCCATCCTTCAGGTTTCATCAAGTCAGGTAATCCTAGTGGGTTTGGCCGTCCTTCCTTTACTCCAGGTTCTTTGGCCATGTTTGCTTCGAGAACTGCGTCCCAAGCTTTATAAGGATCGACTCCGAAGGCATCAAGAGTACCGATTGCCACTACACAAAGGTCAACTAAACCATCTACAATTTCTTCGGAGTCGATATCTTTTTGAGCTGTTCTTGTTTCCTCGAGTTCTTCTTGTAGGAAGTTAACTCTAAATTCCAAAAACGCTTTCAACTTTTCCACATCTGCGTTTGCTACCCAGTTGTGTGTTTTATATTTTGACTGCATGTCAACAATGTCTTTTACCCAATCCTTACTCATAATTTATCCCGTAATTCATTAAATCCACCAATTGCTTCACCTTCCATTATAATCTGTGGAAAGGTTCTTGCGGTTGGAAACTTTTCAAAAAATTCATCTTGTTTGTAATCAACATCCAAGGATTTGTATACGAAGTCCAATCCTTTGGACTCACAAAGTTGTTTTGCCATATTACAATATGCGCAGTTGTCTTTTCCGTATATCTCTATCATACGAGTTTTAATCCACCACTATCTGGCATGATCAGTCCTGTCGTTGCTTCAATTACTTGCTTCTTCAATTCATCCATTGGTTCTGCTACGAACATAACATGATTCTCTGCAATAGAAATTGGTTTCCTTTCAGCGTAAGGTACGAATGGAACCATTCCAATTTTACCTTCACCTGCTGGAACTAAAAGAATACCATCCGTTAATGTATAGAATCCTTTATCATATGTTACTTTGGCTACAACTTCTTCACCTGTTGATAACCTTACAATTTGTACATCACTCATTACTGTTCTCCTGTTTAGTGGCTATTATACCACACTTTAATATAAATGTCAATAGTTTAACTGAAGAAATCTTCAATTGTATCTCTCTTCTCTGCCGACCATCCGACTGCATCGAGAATTGATTGTATAGGACTTAGGAATACTTTATCAAACTGAAGTTCAGTATCAATGTAATCATGGAGTCCTAATTGTTTTGGTAATAGTCCTGGAACCGATATTGCGTTTTCGCGAATAGGATTAGGTACCTTTAAATATAATAACTTGACTTTGTCTCCACCTTGAATCGTCTCAAACTTCTTATCAAGTCCTTTCTCTTTGAGGAAGTGGTTATACATCAGGGAACCACGAACGTGCATTGGTGTACCTTTTCTGTATATCGAACCTTTCTCTTGATACTTTTTGAGTTCAGAAACACCTGAAGTCTTTGCGATAGCAATAGGATCAAGTTTACGGAACTCTTCTCTGAAATCACGTATGAACTTTTGAGTTTCTGATTCATCAGTATTCATAATCACTTCAAAACATTTCTTGAGTTTCTCTCGACAGATCTCAGGAGTAGACGATCTTACTGATTCCAATCCTGTCACTGCTATCTTAGGAGTATCATAATGTACACCTTCAGAGTTCAACGTATTTAGAATATATCGTTTCTTAGCAACAAAGATACCACGATGAGCAATCTTTTCACGTTTCATTACCATTGCGTTACGATATGTACCTAGATCAGATGCAAGCTTTTCATAACCGTCTTCGATGATTTGTTCTATCTTTGTAGAGCAAACTCTATCAAGGAACTCTTCACCTTTGTCTTTATCAATATCAGTCGTACCAAATACTTCTGTAATCAGAGGACCGAAGTCAACATAGATAGAGTCGGTATCAATATAGATAATGTAATCAACACCATCAGTACCTAGAATTTTGTTTAGGTAATCATTCACTGATTTCTGAGCATATCGGATACTGAGCTGACCACTTGTGGTAATCGCTTCGGCCATCTCGTTAATATAGTATAAGAAATATACGTTAGCAGTTGCACCATACAAACTGTTCATGGCAATCTTAATTGACATTTGCGAGTTATGTAATTGGTTGATCTCACGCTTGAGCCTCTTGAGCTCTGCAGGATCCTTTTCAATCTCAAACTGTTGTTCAGCTGCGATCATCTGCTTTTTAATAACAGAACGGTTTCCATAATATTCATCAATGATTTCAGGAATGATTCCTAACTTCTTGTTAGAAAAGCAAACACCATTAGCAGCAACGGAGACTCCGTCACGATCATTCTGATATTCACCTTTGAGTACCATATCTTGAGTTACATATTCGCGATCTCCATCCATATATGTTTCTGGTGACATATTATATTGTAACATCAAATGAGGATATAGAGAGTTAAGGTCAAAAGATACAACCCAAGGATGCATTCCAACCTTAGGATCTTTTACATAACCACCTACAAGATCTCCTGCTCTCATTCCTGGCGCACCTTTTAGTGGAGGAACGATTTTGTCTTTCATCAGTTTACGATATATGGTTGCTTCCCATATACCAACAGTACCAAACGCATCTTGATAGTTAACACCACCATCATACGCAACTGTACATACCAATGCAAGCAATCCTGTCTCTTCTTCGAGACGAGCAATTAACTGAGTATCTTTTAAATTATAATCAAGATATAGTTGAGGATTCTCTTCCCATAATCCAGTTAGTGAACCATATTCAGAGTAATCAATTTTCTTTTCACCAAGGACAGCATAAGCAATATGATCTAACTTATACGATTCTTGAGGACCGTACTTGTAACCAAACTTTTTGAAACAATCCATATAGTCGATAACAGCAACACCCATAATAGAATATGTTGAGTTGACTTTACCGAAAATTTCTCGAGATCTTTGTTTGATTGATTTGTGTGGAGATAAACGCTTTGCAGTATCTTCTCCAAGTAACGCGATGATACGAGTTACGATGTATTGAA